AGTTCGACAAGAAGATCAACGGCTATACGGTCGGTGACACCATCACCATCCGCAAGCCGACCGACTTCACCGTCCGTAACACGATCACCGCCTCAGCGCAGGACGTGACGGAAGGCAAGCTCAGCCTGCAAATCAATAAGGTCGCGGGCGTCGATTTCAAGTTCACCTCGCAGCAGCTGACCCTGAACATCGCGGATCTGTCGGAGCGCGTCATTCGGCCGGCGATGATCCAGATCGCCAACCAGATCGACATCGACGTGATGTCCCTCTACAAGGACATTCCGCAGTGGGTCGGCACTCCCGGTACTTTGGTTCAGTCCTTCGCAGGCTTTGCCAAGGGCACGACCAACCTCGACCAGCGTTCGGTTCCTCAGAACGGCCGCTCGGGTGTCTTGGCGCCCGCGGATTACTGGGCGATGGCCGGCAGCCAGACGGCTCTCTTCCAACCGCAGATCGGGCAGAATGCGTATCGGAACGGCAAGGTCGGCAATGTCGGCAATGTCGAAACCATGATGTCGCAAAACGCGCCGACCTTCACGGTTGGCCCGATGGGCGGCACGCCGCTGGTTAATGGCGCAAGCCAGAACACCACCTATGACACGACCGGCGTCAACACGCAGTCGCTGATCACGGATGGCTGGACGGCTTCTGCAGCGTCTCGCGTCAAGAAGGGCGACGTTTTCACGCTCGCCAACGTGTACGACGTCAATCCTGTCACCAAGGCGACGCTGCCGTTCCTCAAGCAGTTCGTTGTGACGGCGGACGGCTCTTCGGACGGTTCTGGTAACCTGACCTTGACGATCGCTCCGCAGATCATCACTTCGGGCGCGTTCCAGAACTGTTCTGCGGCTCCTGCTGACAACGCTGCGCTGACCTTCGTCGGCACTGCGGGCACTGCCTACACGAACAACCTGATCTTCAGCAAGAACGCCTTCGCGCTCTGTATGGTGCCGATGGTTCGGCCGCCTGGCTCCGTTGACTGCTCGCGTCAGAGCAAGAACGGCATCAGCGTTCGCGTCATCCCGTACTATGACGGCACGAACGATGTGAGCAACTGGCGACTGGATTGTATCTACGGCGTTCAGACCATCGACCGGCGCCTTGCGGTTCGCCTTAGCGGTACCTAACGCATCCTCCCAAACTCAGCGGCGTCCTATGGGGCGTCGCTTTCCTTTTGAGGGTTAACGATGCCCAAAACCCGCGCCGAACTCATCAATCAGTGCTTGACGAACCTTGGCGTTATTGCCGAAGGGCAGTCGATCGACGCTGACCTGGTGCAGAAGATGGACGGCATTGTCGATCCTGCTATAGCCGAATTGGCCTCGCTCGATATCTATTACGTTCAGGATGCGGGCGAGCTGGGGCCGGCTGATGGCGCGATCGAGGATAGCGCGTTTCTGTCGGTAGCGGCTTATATCGCCAATGCTGCTTGCGCGGCGTTCAACCTGCCGGCAGATCAGAAGCTCCAATCGCTAGCATTGCTGGCAGAGCAGAAGCTGCGAACGCTCGCAGCGCCAGCACGCACCTTGCGGACCTTGCGGGTTGATCCGGCTGTCAGCCGGCGGTTCTGGCCTTATCGGGGCGGCTTCTTTTGAAAAAGCCTATTCCGTTTCCGGTTCAGACCGCACCTGGCGCGAAGTCGCAGGAATCCGGCGGCCGGATCATCAACGGCTATGCGGATGCGTTAGGAGCGCAGGCGCCGAGCCAGACGGTCATTCGCCGCGGGCCCGGATTGGTGAATTTCGGAACGTCGGCGAGGTCCGGTTTCCGCGGTTCGATCCTGGTCAATGATGTCCTGTATGTCGCCTTCAGCGGCAAGCTGGAGAAATGGAGTTCGGCCGGCGGCGCGTCGACCAGCATCGGCAATCTGAACGGCACCAAGCGTGGCTTTTTCGCGGCCAACAACAATACGACGCCGGATCGCGTGTTTGTCGATCCTGATGGCAATATCGCGGTTTTCACGGAATCGTCCGTTACGAACTCCTATCCGGATGCCGATCTTCCATCGGTCAACTCGGTCGACTTCCTCGACGGCTATCTGGTTTTCACGACGGGCGACGGGCGCGCGTTTGCAACCGATCTTAACTCGACGTCGGTTAATTCGCTGTCCTTTGGCAAGGCTGAGGCCAAACCTGATGGCTTGGTGCGGGTGGTCGCGTGGGGCGGTCGCCTGTTGTTCATGGGCAACGAGACGATTGAAGTCTGGACGGATGCGGCGACTGTTCCGTTCCCGTTCGCGCGCAGCAATGTCATTCCGCGTGGCCTCGCTGGCCCTTACTGCGTCTCAGGCTATGAGGACGGCTTTTCGCGGGGGCCGATCTTCGTCGGTGATGACAACTGCGTCTATGCGCTGGAGGGCTACACGCCAACCAAGGTTTCGACCACTGATCTGGATGGCCTGATCGAGGCCGTCACCGACAAGACGACGCTCGAGGCTACCTCGTTCATGGCGAGGGGTCATGCGTTTTGGCAGTTGTCTTGCCCGGCGTGGTCATGGGTTTTGGATATCTCGACCTCGCAATGGTTTCAGGCTGACAGTTACTTGCAACTGCGATCGCGGCGCGCCGGCGCGATCAACGCCTATTCCATGTGGCTGACCGGCGACACCCAGACCGGCAACCTGCAGCAGATCATCACGTCCGCCAATGATGAGGTAGGAGATCCGCTCAGGCTCAGGATCGAGAGCGGCCCGGTGATGAATTTCCCGGGTGGAACTACGGTCGGGCGCGCTGATTTCTATTTCGTCACCGGTGTTGGCATCGCGACGGGCCGTGACCCTGATCAAACCGATCCGGACGTCGAAATCTCGTGGTCGGACGATGGTGGCTTGACCTGGAGCAATCCGATCTTGCGCAAGCTCGGCCGTCAGTCAGAACCGAAACAGCTTATCTCCCTCGTGTCCTGCACGGGCCGCACGGGCTGGGAGGGGCGCCGCTGGCGGCTTGATGTCTCCTCGGCTGTCTATGGCGCGTTTCTGTTTGGCACGATGTCCGACGATCCAAGGGCTGTCTGATGGCTAGATTTCGCATGCTGACGCCGGATGCAGTGATCATCGATCCTAAGACCGGCAGGTTTACCGAAAACGGTTACGACCTTTTCAAAGGACTTGAGCGGCTCGGCTTGATCGACCTGGCCGACGTCGATCCCACGGCACCCACTAATGGGCAAGTACCGGTGTTTAACTCAACGACGGGCCTATGGAAGGCTGGAGCTAACTGATGGGCAATATTTTCACCGACTTGTTCTCGACCGGGCCGGCTGATCAGGCTGCGGCTGATGCGAAGGCTGGTTACAATACCGGCGTTTCGAATGCGAACGAGACTCTTGCCGAAGGCCGCAACGCAGCAAATAACTATTACCAAGAAGCCTACGCGCCATTCTCCAGTCTCATCAGTTCGACCGGGCAGGGTTCGCAGGCGTATGCGGATGCCACGGGTGTCAACGGAACGGCGGGACTGCAGCGAGCGCAGGCGATCTATCAGGCTGATCCTGGCTACAATGGCGGGTTGACGACTGGCATCGATCAGGTCATGCGGACGAATGCGGCGGCTGGCAATCTCGGAGGCGGCAACAACAGCGCTGACGAAATCAAGTTCGCGAGCGACTACGACAACCAGAAATACAACCAATACGTATCGTCGCTCGCGCCTTATCTTGGCGCTAACCAGAGTGCGGTCAGCGGCGCGGCGGGTGTTCTCGGTAACCAGGCCACGACCGATACTGCAATCGCAGGCCAGCAAGCTCAGAACAACTACAATGGCGCGGTGGGGGCGGGGAACGCGCAATCTCAGGCCGATCTAGCGCCATATCAGGCATCATCGAACTTCTGGAGCGCGCTGACCGGTCTCGGGCAGATGGCGCTAAAGGCTACTGGCGTCGGCGGCTATGCGCCTTCAGTCGCAAAGGCTGCCTAAATGGTCGACATCGCGATCCCGCAAGTCAACTTCTACTCGATGTTGTCGGGCCTGGGTGACACATTGCAGGCGAACCGCGTTGCGCAGGCCAAGAAGGACGCTTTTGCGGCTGCGACCACGCCGGGCCCAGACGGCAAGATCGACTACGGTAAAGCCATTCTCGGCCTAGCACAGGCTGGCGATACGCAGTCGGCCGCGCTTCTTTCGGCAACTCAGAACCATCAGGATACCCTAAAGCAACAGGCGATCGAAAACGCGCGCGCGGCCCAAGCTGCGGCTACAGCCAATCAGCATTTCCAGATGAGCTATGCTCTGCAGAAGCGCGCGGCTGATCGGGCGGACGAAACCCCGCTCGACAAAGCTAATCAGCGCGTTAACGTGTTGAAGGCGAACGGTATTGATCCAGCCTCTCCCGAAGGGCAGAACTATGTGCTGACGGGTACCTATACCAACAGCGCGCCGAAGAATTTCGTAAAGGGGCCCGATGGAAGCTATGCGCCCATTCCCGGCGGCCCGACCGATCCGGCTTATCTCGGCGCTGTTGCGGCAGCCAAAGCCAAGGCGCAGTCGGACGTTCCTGGGGGGCTCTCGCTCAATCCGATCTACGCCAAGGATGCCGATGGGAACACAGTTCTGCTTCAGCCTGGAAAGAATGGCGTTGCGGTACAAAGCAAGCTTCCTGAAGGCGTTACACTCAACGGCGTTGACGATGAAACCTTGCGGGCCGATGCTGCGCGCCTCAACGCTGGCGATCCTAATGTTCTGAAGAAATATTCAAACAAGGGACAGGGCCGCGTCGATCTGCTTCGCCTCAACAACGAGGCAAATCGGCAGCGGGTCGCGGCCGGACAAGACCCGATCGATATTACGCAGAACTATATAACCACGCAGGGCGATGTCGCGCGCGAGCGAACCTCCGGCACGATGGAAGGGCGGATGGCGCCAGCTTCGATTGAAGCGCAAGGCGCCTTTAAGATTGCGCAGAACTCGCTAGATAACCTTTGGCGCACCAATAACGTCCCGCTTAATCGTTTGCTGCAAATGGGCGAGGCAGCGACTAGCAATCCAGAGCTAAAGGCTGCCAAAGTCGCGACGAATACAGCCGTGATGACGTATTCCCGCGCCATTGCCCCAACTGGCGTTGGTACCGTGGATGCTCAGCAGCATGCCCGCGATATCCTCGATAGTGCGGACGGACCCGAGGCTACGAAGGCCGCCTTCGCGCAATTGGCTCGCGAAGTCGATATGGCGCATGCATCTCCTGGAATCGCGCGGCAATACTTCGCTGCAGCTCGAAAGGCGCGGCTCGAAGGCAAGCCAATGCCGGAAATGCCGCAATATCAGCCTGCACAGCCTCCCGCTCTTCAGCCGCCGCCGGCAGCAATCCAGGCCCTAAAGCAAGACCCTCGGCGCGCGGCTGACTTTGATGCATACTATGGCGCCGGATCGGCCCGAGCCGTCTTGACCGGCGGGCGCTGATGGCAAATTTTTTCGCGCAATTCCATGACGATCCGCCAGAGGCGGCTCCTGCCGGAGATGTTACGCCGTCAAACTATTTCTCGCGGTTTCATCCTGATGGTCCTCCGAGCACGGCCGCGCCTCAGGCGGTTCCTGGCCAAAATGGCGCTCCCACGCGCGTCATCATGGATATGACACCCAAGAAACCAGATCACGGTGTCGTTGATGCCGCTGCGCGAGGTGTGGCGCAAGGCGTGACAGCCAATTTCGGTGACGAAATCCGTGGCCTAATCGAAGCCGGCGGAGCCAACCCAGACGACCCCGCGAGCGTCTATAAGCTGATCTCGGGCGCTCTGAAATATTGGGGCGGCGATAAAGACGCCAAGAAGCGATATGACGATGCCGTTGCGCGTGAGCGTGAGCTTGATAAGACGGCAGAGGAGCAGCACCCGGTAGCCTCGACGCTGGGCAATGTCGCCGGTGCCGTAGCGCTCCCGGTTGGTGCCGGCGTCGGCGCGGCCACACTGCCGGAGCGTATTGCGATCGGCTCTGGCGTAGGTGCTGCCGTGGGAGGCGCTGCGGGAGTCGGTGAGGGGCAGGGCGCGACGGACAGCATTGCGAAGGGCATCACAGGCGCCGGAATCGGTGGGCTCCTGGGAGGCGCGGCGCCGGCAGTAGTTGAAGGTGCAGTTCAGGGCGCCCGCGCGGTAGCTCAGCCGATCGTCAACACTATTCGCGGCATTCGTGATCCCGAGGGGGAGGCCGCGCGTAGGGTGGCGCTTGGTATCCAGCGGGACATACAGACCGACCCGCAGGCCGCATCCCGCCTCACACCGCAGGAGTTTACCCAGAACGTACAATCCGGCGGTCCCGCGACCGTTATGGATCTCGGTGGCGAGACGACGCGCGCGCTGGCGCGGTCCGCCGCGAATACTTCGCCAGAAGGTCGCGCCGTGCTCAACCGGGCGATCAATGATCGGTTCGAGGGACAGTCGGATCGGGTAACAGGATGGCTCAACCAGAATTACAATCACCCGGACGCTTTCCAGCTCGAAAAGGCCATTCGAGAGGAAGGCAAGAAGGCCAACGGGCCGGCCTATCAGCGTGTCATGGCGGCGCATCCAGTCGTCAATGTGCCATCCGAAATCACCGATCGCCCCGCCGTCGCACAGGCGATGAAAGATGCCGTTTCGCTGGCGAAGAACTATGGCGAAAAGCTGCAGGGCGAACCTGAAGTCAAGACGATCATTTCGGGACCGGGATACCATATCGCAGACGATGTTCCTAACTCGGCCAAAACCAGCCTACGCTATTGGGACTATGTCAAAAAGGCATTGGATGCGCGGATCGAGGGCGCGAAACGCCGTGGCGGCATCGAGGATCTGAACAGCAAGCAGAAGGCTGACTTCCGAGGGCTTGTCGACGCGCGCAATGCCCTGGTCGATCATTTGGACTTCGTTGCTCCTGAATATGCCCAGGCGCGCGCTGGCGCCGCGGCCTATTTCGGAGCCGAAGACGCGCTCGATGCCGGCCGCAAGATACTCACATCAAAGATGAAGAATTCGGAGATCGCGTCCGGCCTCGCAAAGATGACGCCCGGCGAGCGAAAGCTGGCTCAGGATGGGTTTGTCTCGGAATATGTCTCAATGCTGCGCGAGCAAGGCGATCGCCGCAGCGTCTTGAACAAGATTGCTCAGTCCCCGGCCGCGCGTGAGCGCATCGCAATGGTGCTCGGAAAAGCGAAGGCCGATGAGCTAGAATCGGTCCTGCGCGTCGAAGGAGTCATGGATCTTGCCAGGGGAGCAGTGCAGGGCAATTCAACGACAGCGCGGCAATTGGCGGAACTCGGGCTTGCCGGCGGTGCTGGCCTGGCAACCAACGGCGACTTTTCGAACTTGCACCCGTCCGCATTGATGAGCGCGGCACTCGTTTATGGCGCCGCGAAAGGCCACGGAAAGATTAATGAAGCGGTATCGCGAAAGGTCGCGGAGCTTTTAACCTCGAACAACCCGCGGATACTGCTGCGGGGCATTCAGATGGTCGCAAAGAACAATCAACTCTTCAGCGCTTTGCGCCGGGCTGATCAGGGGCTTGCTCGAGCGGGGGCCAACCAAGCTCCCGTTGCGCCGGCTCTTCAAGCGATTGGCATAAGCCGCGCCGACGATCAGCCAGACGTTCCACGGCCACCAGGCCAGTAAGAAAACGCCAACGCAGTAGATCAACAGGGCCGCTCGCAAGGGCGGCTTTTTCTTTGAGGCCTCAATGATCTTCAAACGTCTCACCGTCGCGCTCGCGGCGCTCTTTGCGCTGGCTGGACCTGCCTTCGCCTCGGGCACCATACCATTCAGCCTGTCCCAGCAGTTCGACCAGTTCGGCAAACCTCTGGCGGGATGCCTATTCTACACAATCCAGGCGGGTACGACCAGCACCCCGCAAAACGCCTTTCAAGATAGTGCGTTAACGATTCCGCTTCCGAACCCGCAGACTTGCGACGCGGCCGGCCGTTTGCCTCAGATGTTCCTGGCCGACGGGACAATCAAGGTCCGGCTGACTGACAAGAACGGAACCGCAATTCTGGTTGTCGACAATATCCAGGTTGTCGGCGCGTCGTCCGGCTCAGGTGGTGGCGGCACGGTCGATCCGACCACGATCCTCGCCACGGGTGACATCAAGGTTACCTACGGCACCGGCACGATTTCAGGATTTGTCCGAGCCAACGGTCGCACGATCGGATCTGCGAGTTCAGGCGCAACTGAGCGAGCCAATGCTGATTGCCAAGCGCTCTTTGAGGATCTCTGGGATGCTGATGCGAACCTAACCGTCTCCGGTGGTCGAGGAGCGACAGCGGCAGCGGATTGGGCCGCAAACAAGCAGCTAACATTGCCGGACATGCGCGGCCGCACAATCGCCGGCCTTGATGATATGGGCAACACGGCTGCGGGAAGACTTACATCGACCTATTTCGGAGCAACTCCTACCCTTCTGGGTGCTGGAGGCGGCGCACAGAACCACACGCTCAGCGCTTTCGAGATTCCTCAAATTCTCTCCACCAATGAAGGCAACACCACCATCAGTGGAAATACGTCTGGTATTCCTTCGGGAGATCAGGGTCATAGCACGACTGGTGGTGGCAACATCAACGTTGATACTTATGAAAATCCAATAAACCAAGGCTACGCGGTTACATCCACTCTCGGGACTCATACGTTGGATATCCGATCGGATAACACCGGCGGCCAGCCGCATTCGATCGTTCAGCCTACAATGCTCGCCACCATCTATATCAAGCTCTGAGGGCTCGCGATGTCCATCACCCTCAACAGCGCTCAGCCGAATAACGCAGACTGGAAAACGCAATTCCAGTTCACGGATGGCGAAACGGGCGACCTGATCGATTTCACAGGCGCCGATATCGAAATCGTGGTTCGAGATCATGACCGTTGCCATCGGATCACGGCATCGACAGACAACGGTATGATCTCGATTATTTCGGCCGGTGTCTTTGAACTCGACGTTCCCGCGAGTTCGATGGAGTGCTTGCGGCCGGGAAGCTATGAAATTGGCGGTGTCTACCAGTTGAACGGCGAAACGATCTCGCTGTTCACCGGCTCGCTCTCGATCATCAACGGGGTTGCGCGCCTATGACGACGCCCCTTCTCAAGATCAAGATATTCCCTAAGCCGGTCATCAAGGGGAAGATGGATGTCCGTTTCCCGGCGAATGTCCAAACCAAGAACTTCCTGACGGTCGATCGCTCGAACGGGGTTTATACGTTCGATGTAGATTATTCCGTCTTAGAAGAGATAACATCGTTTGATCCAAGCCAAGAGCTGATTGCGGTCCAAGGTCGTTCCGGTATTTGGAATCTCCTCAGTCTGGCGACCTTGTTTTCTATCACGACGCAAACTGAACAGCACATAACGAGTGCTGGGCCGGTCACGATAACTAACACTGCCGGCATCGTTCGCGTCGATCAAACGGTCGGCGCGCCCATCACTCTAACGTTGCCTTTAGCGTCGGACAAAACCTGTCCTGTGTTGATCGCGGATTGGAAAATGGACGCTGGAACCAACAATATTACGTACGAGACTTCCGGCAGCGACACGTTCCCCGGCGGTCTTACAAGCCGAAAACTTCGCGCAGATGGCGCGAGCGTATTTCTCAGGCCGATACCTGGAGTTGGCTACGCGCTATGAACTGCCTCCATAAGCTTCTTCTCGCGGCTGCTTCGGCAGCCTTTTTTATTGCGCCCATCCAAGCGCAGAACGCGGGCACGGTTACGAACCATGCCTTTGCGATCGGTGCCGGCTCCGGCAACGACGGCTATACGTCGCTTCTCTGCACATCAGCCCAGCTCGCCGTAGGACAGGCATCCGCTGATCCAATCTGCCAGACAATTACGGGCGATGTGACGATATCGGCGGCCGGCGTCACGGCGATCGGATCGACCGTCGTTCATTCGTCGATGCTTAATGCTGACGTGTTTTCGACTGCGCATAGCTGGAGCGGGCAGCAGACCTTTACCGCGCCCGTGCTCGGCACGCCCGCTTCTGGCACTCTGACGAACGCCACGGGCTTGCCAATTTCGACGGGCGTTTCCGGCCTCGGTACTGGCGTTGCGACGTTCCTTGGCACCCCAAGCAGCGCAAACCTTAAGACCGCTGTGACGGATGAAACTGGATCTGGATCGCTCGTCTTTGCGTCCTCGCCAACTCTCGTAACTCCAGCCCTTGGCACTCCGTCCTCCGGCGTTCTGACCAATGCAACCGGTCTCCCGATCTCAACTGGCGTAAGCGGGCTTGCAACGGGCATCGCGACGTTCCTGGGAACGCCATCAAGCGCCAATCTGCGCGCAGCATTGACCGATGAAGTCGGGACCGGCGCGGCCTATTTCGTCGGAGGTGCGCTCGGAACGCCTGCTTCCGGCACGGCAACTAACCTGACAGGTCTCCCTCTAACGACTGGTGTTACGGGGACGCTTCCAAAGGCAAATGGCGGCCTTGGTGCTACCACGCTCAGTTCTGCGCTCGACACTGAATTCAGCGCGACACAAGGAAGCGTCCTTTATCGTAACGCCACGCAGTGGGTAGCGTTGGCTCCCGGCAGCGCGGGTCAATTCCTCACGACCCAAGGAACCGGTGCGAATCCAAATTGGTCATCTGGTGGCGCCGGAACTGGTACGGTTACTTCGGTCACATGCTTTGGAACGGCAATCACTGCGTCTGGTACCTGCACGACAGCAGCAACCAAGTCGGATCAACAGACCGGAACCAGCACAACCGCTGTAGTTACGCCATCGATTCAGCAGCAGCACCCCAGCGCCGATAAGGCAGCTGGCTACTTCACCGTAGCAAGTGGAGTCGTTACCAGTAAATATATGTACAACGCGTCTGTGGCGAGAAGCTCTAACGGCATCTTTGTCATCACCTTCACGACGCCGTTCGCGAATACGAACTACGGTTGTGTAGTGACTCCTGAAATTAACGGATCAACGACCGATGGTGCGTTCGCGTTTGTATTGCCGAACGCTACCGTAGCGCGGACCACGACACAGGTTCAGATCCGCTTCGTCAATCAGCCGATGACGGCCGCGACCGATCCACTAGGCGCCGATTTCAGGTGTTTCGGCGATCAGTAACCGCTGAAAAGAGATCAAGTCTCGCGCCGCCTTCGGGCGGCTTTTTCTTTGAAAAGGGACCATCAAATGGTTGACCAAGCTCCTCCGTGGCTGACTTGGGCTCGCAAAGAGATCGGTCAGCGAGAATTGCCAGAAAATCGCGGCCCTGTGATCCGGAGATATATCGCCCTGGCTCACTGCGGCGCCGAGGGAGAGCCCTGGTGTGCGATATTCTGCAACGCCGCTCTTGAGGCAAATGGTATCCCCGGAACGCGCTCTCCGGGCTCTCAGTCCTTCCGCCATGACGCCAACTTCGTGCAGCTCGCCGGGCCGGCGCTCGGCGCTATCACGGTCTATTGGCGCATCTCGAAATCCTCCGGCCTCGGTCACGTCGGCTTCTATGAAGGCGAGGACGGGCACGGCTACATCAACACGCTCGGCGGCAATGAAAGTGACATGGTCAGAGAGGAGCTATTGAATCCTCACGGCGCGACGTTCGGCCTGGTCGGCTACTACTGGCCCAAGTCTGTGCCGCTGCCTGCGATCGGCAAGCTGCCTTTACAGGTCGCAGCCTCGATCGGCTCGGGCAAGGTCACCTGACATGCTCAATATTCTCTGTCTGCTCGCCGGCTTCCTGATCGGCTGGTGCCTGATCGGCTCTGTCATCGTTTTCGTCATTCCCGAAGGCCAATGGGCCGGCGTCCCTCGCTGGCGCGCAGCCCTGACTTGGCCTTTGGCGTTCGTTCAAGAGTAACCGTCGCGCGACGGCCTCGCGCACCTAAGCATCACATCGTTGGAGAATTTAAGTGTGGAACTCTAACACTTTCCACAACGCGGCGAATATTGCCAGCCTGCTTCTTGCGGCCGGCACCGCTGCGTTGCTCGCCTCTGGCTGCAGCCAGTCTGCAACCGGAGTTTTCGACTGCTCGCATTCCTGGATCAACCCGACCTACACCACGGTAGCGATCGGCGTCCTCCAGGCGGCAAAGCTCACCGTCAACATGGTTCGCGACGGCCTTGGCGGTCTCGTGAAGCCCCAGCCTCCGGTTTTGAAATAAGGAGATATCATGCGCAAACATCTTGCCGCAGTGCTCGTGCTCGGCTTGGCTCTCGGCGGCTGCGCTTCCGAGCTGCAGAAGCTTAAAACCGTCTATTCGGTCGTCACCGATACAACGGTTTCGCCGTCCACAATCATCGTGGCGGCCAACTCATTCGATGCACTGGAGGCGACGGCAACGCAGTACCTGACCTATTGCAAGGCCAATCTGTCGACCTCGGCCTGTTCAGCCGACAATCGCCGGACGGTCATCAAGGCAGTCCGCGCCGGCCGAGCGGCGCGCAATCAGCTTGAAACCTACGTCACCAACAACACTGCGGCGCCGAGCGCGATCTACAACGCCCTCGTTGCTGCGATCAACACCCTGAACACTTCTGCCGCTGCTACCACGGGAGCCTCGAAATGACCGCAGCACTTACCGCCGTCCTCGCTCTCATTGAGCAGATTCTGCCGCTTCTCGGTTCGAGCCAGGCCAACCTGATCGCCTCGATCATCGATGCCCTGACCAAATGGCTCCCGCTGATCATTCAGGAAGTTTCGGCGCTATACACGCCGGTAAAGAACATCATCGAGGCGCTGTCAGCCAATCCGGCAACGACTGCCGATCAGCTCGCCACGCTGCAGCAACTCGACGCCCAGGTCGATACGGCTTTCGAGGCGGCGGCGGCTGCGGTCGATCCTGACGCGCCTGCGGCCTGAAACAAGACGGCCCGGCTCGACGTTTGCAGACGCTGAGCCGGACCTAACCCTCTCAACGCGTAATAGGCGTCAAACAGGGCTGGGAAATTCCTAGCGCGCAATCGTTAACAGGCTGGGAATTCTTGGAATGGATAATTCGACATTAGCCGTGATCTTTGCCGGGGCGACGTTTGCCATGCTTATTGGGCAGCGGATCTTTGGCGGCGGCTGGAACTTATCGAAGAACCTTCAAGCCGTCGAGGCAAGGCTCATGTCCGAGATCAAGGAATCGAGGGCGGAAATCGAAGGGCGTCAAGAGACGGTCGCTCACGACTTCGGCGAGACGGTTGCCGCCCTCAAGGAGCATGTTCGCCAAGTCGAGTTTCATATTCGAGACAACTACATCCGAAAGGATGATTTTGTTGTTCATATGAAGCAGCATGACGATCTGTTGCGGGTGAACTTCGCGAGCCTGAACTCACGGCTCGAGCGCATCGAAAAGCACCTCGACAGCAAATAATCTCATCATCATAGGAATTTGTAGTGCTAAAAACCGTCCTTGCGGCGGCGCTGGCTGTATTGTGCCTCGCGTCGAACGCCGAAGCTCGGCCTCGGCATCATCATCGGCATGTTGCCACGTTTGGGCGCGTTGTAGCCCATCCTATCGGATGCCCGCCAGTCTCATTCTGCGGCTGCGGGGCTGCTGTTCGTGTATTCGGTCATTCCATCCGAAAGCTCTGGCTAGCCGCGAACTGGTTTCACTTTCCACGCACCGCCCCAGCTCCGGGTATGGTCGCCGTGCGCCGGCATCATGTCTTCGTCCTTGAAGCTCGCCTCGGGCGAGGTGTCTGGCGCGTCTACGACGCCAATTCCGGCCATCATCTTACCCGCGTTCACGCGCGCTCAATTGCAGGCTTCGCAATCGTCAACCCGTTTGGCTGATCCCAGCCCCTAGAATCGGCTTCGGCCGATAGTCGGCGGGGCCTGTTGCCCCTGTTCGACGCCCTCCCTGAAGACTTGGCCCGGCTCTCGAAAGAGAGTCGGGCGTCCTTTTGTTACGAGGACATTTTTGGTTAAACTAGAGATATGTGCAATGTGCGTTGGTCCCATTGACACCAGAAGGTTGTGAGCGTACTCGGAATCCCCTTCTGGAGGGGGCGTGCCCTGCACTGAATGTCCGTATATAACTCGATTGAAACGCACTCAGCGTACAAGTCGACCTTTCCACGCATAGCGCCGCTGGCAATGACTATAGTCGCCGCCTTCCTTTTGGCTGCGCTATTTGTCTTTATGCTTGCCCAGCCATTCGAGCGCACGGACGATCTTTTATGGCTGGATAAGCTCAGAACCGAAAGCTGGGCTTCCATGCCATTTGTTGCGGCATGGGAGGCTACGAGCAACTTCTATCGTCCTGTAGCAGAAGCGGTTCTTAAATTATGCTTTGACGGATTCGGGCTTGATCCGGTGCCGTACCGCTTCGTTCAACTGGCGCTGCTTCTTGCTCTTATAGGCGTCTGCTATTCTTTCCTACGAAAGATTGGCACTTCACGCGAAGCAATTCTCATAGTTCCCGTGTTCTTCATCGGATCTCCGTTCATTAACGGATCGATCATATGGCTTGCAGAAATACCTCATGTGATGGTTCTGCTGTGTTTTGCGGGAGCCCTTCTCGCGCTTGTCTCGGACTTCTCCGAGAACAAAAAGCTGATTATCTGCTGCTCATGCCTCTTTATAGCGATGTTGAGCAAGGAGAATGGCTTAGCGCTCGCCGCCTTGGTCATTTACTTTTTGCCTACGTCAATTAGGTGGCGAGCCATCATAGCGTTTGCTGGTTTTGTTTTATGCTACTTTGCTGCGCGATATCTCGTTCTTCAGCATATTGCGGGAAGTCCATCTGAGGATGTTGGCTATTTCTTTAACAGCCTTTCTCCCAAAGAGGTTCGGAGTCAATTTCCTGGCGCCAGCATCATTTTTCTTTACGGATACAACGTGTTGGCACAGGTTGCCGCGCTCTGGTTTCGCATCACAAAATGGGGACTGGTGATCCACGAAAGGTACTACGAAGTAGCGCTACACGCCGCGTGTACTGCCATCATCGTTTCCTGGTTATGGTCGAGACGGAACATAGATCGTGTGACTGCCGTCATCCTCGTCGTCGCGCTATTCGGCGTTATTTTTTCCTACGCCTACGCGAGAGATAGGCACCTTGCTCTCCCAGCGTTGGCGTATGGGCTCTTGCTGGTGACCGCTGTCGATCGCCTTAGTGTTTCGTGGCGACAGTACGCGATTTTATTCGTCTATATTGCATGGTCAGCGCAGGCTGCGATCCAGATTATAGACTTGCACCGCAGCGTGGTAGACCAAGACAGATTTTATGAACGCAATTTGACGCCTGCTAATGATATGGTTCAGCAGGACATTTGGTCTGCAGCAAGATCATGGGCGACACAATAAGCTGTCCTTGAACGTCTTTCATCGGACAATCCTGTAAGCCTTCACCCGCTTCTTCCTCGGGCTCAATTTCGGATCTGGCTTACCCGCATTCAAAGCTCTCAGCATGCCAATACGAGCGTGCAGGATCGTCCCGGCGTCCCTCAGCCGCCATCAAGACAGCCTCTGCTGCAGCCTGCCATTCTGGACGTTCTCTGGCCTTCCCAAGGGCCATGATGTAGTTGCCGGCTCCCCTCAACGTCTCGATCGATCGTCCATCAGGCAGGAGAATCGGGTCATCGAAGGCGCGGGACCAGGTCACTTGTCATGCAGCTTCGTGACGAGAAGGCTCTGCCGGTACTCTGGATCTGTACAATAGCGCTCAGCTTCCGCGCGTCGCCCCGGTGAAAAGTGCTGAACCGGAATCCCGTTACAGGTCACGGTCCACCAATCTCCCGGCGGCCCATGGGGCTCTACCTTCATGGGGACGACTTCATAGGCTTCGTTCGGGTCGTTTTCGGGATCGATCGGCATTCCCCATGATTCCGCCGGGGAGGCTGGGGGTCAAGACTTGGGCAGATGCACTTTTGCGCGCGTCATGACCGGCGTCCGTCAGCTTAAGCTTGCCGCCAAATCCGGCGGTGACAAGCTGGTCGGCTAGAGCTTGACGAAGCTGTTCATTCCAGCCTTTCGGAGGCTGGCGCCACCCCATTACATTCACGAGGCCAAGGAACTTAATCAACTTCTCATCCATCTTTTCGAGTCCTACTTTCTAAGATCAATGTCCCATCTTCCAGGCAATCGCCACAACGATCAGGACGAGCATGCAGATGATTGTGCGGCGGCCGATGCGGTTCAAGGGACTGCCTGTTCACTCAGGGAATGCGTCAGGTGGCTTAAAGCTTCCACAGGAAGTCAAATACGCCGGCTTGCGAAGCGGGAGGCGGAACGCCGTCTCTCACCTCCTGAACGATTCCCCACCAAACCCATGCTGGCGGCGTCGAGCCAGCGCCCCAGCCGTGAGCCTGGGCACGAAGGAAAACATGGTCGCGTCCGACTTGATCAATTGCCGCTTCTAGTTCGTGGTCCATGGTCGTCCTCTCCTGGCTTATGAACTCAAACCGTTATCCGCCACCAAAGGACGCCGCCCCAGCCTGAGGCGAACGCAGCTCCAGCCCATTTGAAATAGATGTCTTGGAGCCGGAAAGCCTCATCGCTGATCCATGATGGCTGCTGAAGAAATTCCACTTGATAGTAGCCATAAAAGACGAAGCAGATCGCACTGATTACAAGTAACAAACGTGTCGTCTTAGGCATCGCGATCTCCTTGCGTTAACTATTTAGGTGTGAGCAGGCATAAACGCCTGCCGTAGAGCTCGGGCATCCCATAGCGCATTGTGTTGGACGGCGCCTGGCAGATCTGTGGGATAGGCGTCGATCCTGATCATCTGGAATTGCAGCCGCTGAATGCTCACCATTTCCCCAGGGCCTGTAATGATCGCCTGACAGAAATAGCGGATATCGTCAGGCCAGTCTGCAATGACGGTAGGCGTCTTGTCGTCGCTGAGAAACCACTGAATAGCCCGGCCGAACTCGTCAGGTTGGATCATGATGGGGTCAGCGTTGCCGGCGCGCAAGATTGGGATGACGTTTTCCTTCACCCATGCGCCGGGCCTGTCGCAGTGGGTGGCGACATACAGCTCTCGATCGCCTTCCTCGCTGATCAAGGCTAGGCTGATCAGGTCCCCGCCGAACTCGTTGAACTCGGTATCAAGAAAATATCGGGTCATGGGTTTAAGCTCTCTGCTCAAGATCGCCAGTTCATGACGCCGGGTATTCTGTGCTTCGATTGCAGCTCTTCGTCGGTCGGTTCATCGCCCTCGACGACAAGGAAACCCTCACGATCGCGAACCTTTCTGGCTGCCACGATAAGCTCGTCCATTAGTGGGTCGCTGTGGCCGCCTTCTTTCGATGTATCAAGGTCCGCGAGTTGGCAGACAGGCTCGATCAAATCGTCTATCTCATCCGATGGAAAATAGTCTGAAAGCGTCGTCATTTGCGTTCCTCGGTCATCAGTGTCTAAGGGGTCGGCTTGCCGGTCTCTAAATCGACTTGATCATCAGCGGTCCACTCGACACGAACCCCTCCGTCAGGTGTCATAGACCAACAAGTGTCGTCAGTGTCGCCGACATATTGCGGGCGCTGCAGATCCTTTTCCTTCATCCACCAGATCAGGACTTCTCGAATGTCCCGTTGGCTAAACGAATAGCTACGTCGGATGCTTCGGTTCACTGGCGATCTCCATTCGAGAGCGGCGACCAATCCATCCAATCGCGCCGCGGGAATCGGCTGCCGAAGGGCGACCAGTCCGACCGGCGTTCCTCAACAAACCGCCATTCCAAATCATCAGGCCGCACGTCATAGGCCGTCAGGATGCGATCCTTGGCGCCTTCCTCGTGGTCGGCCATGACGGCTGCGCAGATAGTCGGGGCATCATCGCTGCTTCGATAGCCGCTTTTCCACCAAGGCGACGTCAGTTCGAAGCCGCCCAGGTTCTCGGTATGATACCAGCTAACCCAAAATGGTTTCATGGTCGCAGCTTTCTACTGAGGATGACGAAGGCGTTTGCGATCGATCTCGCGAATGGTCGTCCATCCAAAGAAAAGCTGGATGCGCTCCCAATAGGTCAACCAGTGCAAGCCGGCGTCGGACGTGTACAGAAGCGGCCCGTCGATGTGCTTCCAGTTGACCTTGGGCTCGATTCCGGCCGGATAACCTACGCCGTTCTCGTAGACGTATCCGGGACGCTGCAAGCTCGGGTCGCTAACGATGTGAATGCTCATGTGTTCTCTTCTCCTTGGTGTGTCAGGGCGTCAGGACGCCTATGTACAGCTGCCTGAACAGACGGATCTTCCAGCCAGCGCTTTGCCGCTGCTCGGGCAGTATTGATGCCTGATAGGACATCGATGATCGCTTCTTTTGTGCAGTGGTCTGGACAGTCGATGGTGATCTGAAGCCCGCTACACGAAATCGTTGCGGCCCTGAGAAGGTCAGTCATTGCTCCGTCGCTCATCTCACGCTCCCGGCGTTCGCTTGCTCGATGGTTCGGTCCTCAAGCTCTGCAAGGCATTCCAGAGCCTTTTCGACGGTTTCGGCCTCTTCGATAGTGAGGGTTATATTTTTGATGTAGCCGGAAACTGGAATCCAGCCGCGCTCGCGCAACCTGATGCGCTCCGCAATGGCTCGGATCTCGGCCGACTTTGCCAGCGGCTCGACCTCGGCATTTCTGCGCATCTTGCGATACATGCCGACCCATTCGCGGCGGTGCTTCTGGCGGCCGGCAAGCCACGCCTCTACTTGTTCGGCCGTTTGCAGCTCGATTGCTGCCATCACCTGATTATGGATGTGGTTGCGAACCGAGAGCCGAAAGGTAGACGTCGTCGCCTCGATCGCTTTCGGATACATGACCTCGATATAGGCGACCATGTCCTTGCCGATATCAGTCGCAATCGCCTTGATGAGTTCGCGGCTCCAAGGCGAAACAGTTTCGCCGCCTCCAGCTTCAAGCTCCGCTATGGCTGCGGTAGTCACTGAATTTGGTATCAGCTCTCGCATTTGCGCTCTCTCAAAAGAAACGATCAGTATTCCTGCTCGAATTCGGAATGCGGGCTTTCGCCAACCTCGCGAGCGCAGCCGTAGTCATCGCAAAGGTGAGCCAGATCGCCGCTGCAATAGGTGCCCGTGACAGGGCAAATCCGGGCACTATCGTCGTCCTCGTCCATCTCACTCCCCCTTGGCCTGCCGATAGGCGGCGCGTTGGTTCAAGCTCTCGTCGGCTCGGATTTGCTCCAAGTACTCGTTCAGGTTTTTCGCCCAGCTATCGTGATCGATTGAGCCGTCTTCCGAAGCGACGATGATATGGCCGCACGAATAGCCGCCAGAGATTGATGTGCTCCGCAAATTACCCCGGTCGACTTCGGCGGATAAATGAGCGAGTTCGTCACTGAGGCGGTCCCAGGAATCGGCCTCGATCTTGGCGATCATCACGATGCGGCGCCGCGGCTGTTTCGCGAGTTCGTCCATCTCACTTCTCCCCCGGCAGCAGGTTGGAAAGCTCGGTCATGGTCTGGCGGATCAGGCCGGCGCCGATCCCGGACGGTTCCAGTTGGTATTCGGCCAGCAGCTTGATCAGGGTATTGATGCGGTGCGTCACCGGCTCATTGCCGGCGTGAGCCCGGCGAAGGGCTATCAATTGGGAAGTGGTTTCGTCGGTCATCGGTTTCAGCCTCCTGCGCCCATGCACGTCCATTGGGTTTTGGGTGACTGACAGGTCTCAATGTTTTCAAGGGCACCGCGCAAATTCGCCATGAGCGCTGGTTTTAAAAGAACACATTAAAACAA